AACAATATAAGGGCAGTAGTCGCAAACTTCTGTCCATCTATATTTGCTTTCATCAGTGTGTCCGTATCTATCGTAGTTTTCTGTCTTGTCATAATCTAAACCATGCAGAGTTAATGCAGACCAACCTTCATGTCCGTAACTGTTAATTTTATCTTTATCTCTATGCGGAACAAAGAAGTGCTCTACTTTTCTTAACTCTTCATTAATCGTTTGTTGATCCACGGTTGCAAAAATAGGAGCCCACGGCCAATCGCTATTCCATATATTAATAGGAAGCTCATCAGTTGGCCGCCACGTCTTGTGTTCGTGCTCTAATAAAAATGTTTCAATCGTCTTGTTCATATATTCTAATATCTTCAACAGATCTAAATGTAGTTAGAACTTTATGATTCCATTCTTGCTTACATTTGTGTCTATAACTTTTCCAGTGGTCGGGATTAGAATCGATCTTTAAAAACGCATCGTCAATGACAATATCACCTATAGGAAATCTTCCTAATGATAATTGATTTAAACTGTTAAAAGGAACTTTCTTGCGTACATCAAATGGCAAAGAGTTGCACCAATTAATAAATGACGATACTCTATTATGTTCTTGTTGGTCAATATTAAAGTTTAACCAAGCTTCGGCTGCAAAACGTTTTTGAGGCTTGACCATATCTCTTACAATCACCTCTACATCATTATCTTTACACACCGTTAACCAATCTTTGCCTAATGTATTATATCCTAGATATAATCTTCCCCAAGTGAAACCAGTTTCAAGCAATAACCTATCTGACTCTATTATATTAAGATGCATACCAAGTGGTAATATATCATACAGTATTCCGAAACCTCCCCATGAGGTAGGTTCAGTAATCATAGCATCTTCGCACATATGAATATGTTCATTTAATGCAAAAAAAGTCTGTTCAAGTTCGTAACTAAACTTTCTAGACATTTTTAATTCATCGTATCGTTCTCCAAATATTTCAAACTCTTCATGGAGGTAATTTAATTTAGGATTATCAATTACTTCATAGGTAGGAAGTACCTTGTCGTAGAGCTGATTTATTTTTAAAACAATATTGTTAATTTGCTGTGTTATTTCAGGAACATCTAACACGGTCCTATTATTAAGCACACTGGTAAGAGAATATTTAGGATTATTTAAATTTAAATTTGTTAAACCTAACCATCGGGCTGCAAGGTGCGATTTTTGAATCTTATATGTTATATAATGATATTGATCAAACTTATCTTTAATCTTAACTTCTAAAAATGTATCTTTCATAGTAACTTCTTAAAAAATTCGCTGTTAGTAGATCGTAGGGAATCTAACTTATTAATGTATTCAACAGTTTGATCTAATTTACTGCTCCAGTCTTCACTGTTCATAAAGTCTATCATTTTTGTTAATCGTTGAATAGCAGGATTGTCTGTGTGCTGTTCCGCATATCGATATATCTTTTCAGCAACTTTGGCCTTTGTGTGTTTAGGCAATACCTTAGTGCATAGGTACTGAGGATAATGCAGTGTGCCGGTATGAAAAATACCATCCAGTCTAGGTTTACTGATCTTTTTATAGTTCTGCATCAGCAACCAATCAGCAAACTCAGGTAGATAATAAATGTTCAATGCCTGCACTGTGCAAAGTATCTTAATATCAATGTTGTCAGGAGTGTTGTCATACAGATGTAGGTTACGTTCAATTGTATCCCAGTCGGCAGGATATCTAATATAGTCATTGATCTCTTTGCCGCCATCAATGCTGATCATAATGTCTACATACTTAAACTTAGTCCATAACTCAACTACTTCTTTATCGTAGATAGTACCGTTGGTGTGATAACGCAAGTCAATGTTTTTACTTGCACCAGACTCTACTAATCTAGTCAGTATCTCCTTGTGTTCTTTAATATACAAAGGTTCACCACCACCAAATATAATATGTTTAATGTCTGTTGCAGAACTGTAAAAGTCTTCTAAGAACTTATCGTCTTTATACCATTCAAAGTTGTTTGTGGAATAGTTATCAACTTTATGTTTCCAATCCCACTTGGCTTCTGTAGTAAGTTCTTGTTTTAGAATAGTTGCGTGTTTTACCCATTTACTTGAGTCAATAGGTCGGCACATAACACATTGTAGATTACAGGTATTACCTAGTCTTAGATCAAGTGTGATCCAATCTCTGTCTAGGGAGCCGTCTTCATTAGTACTGGCTACAAGCTCGTTAATATAGTCTTCCCCTAGCTTACCTTTCCATATGTGATTTTCAATCTGTCGATGACTGTGTATTCCTACCTGTTCTTCTTTATAACAGGCTGAACAGTTCTTAACAGGGATACCCTGCAACATATTCTTCCTTGCTGACTTAAAGTGATCACTGTTCCAAACTTCTTGCAAAGACAGTTTGTTTAGATTTAGGTTAGGTTCGCTTCCAGACACACAGCATAGTAATGCACTGCCATCCGTATAGGTAGCAATGTGTGTCCAGGGTAAGATACAAAATGTTTTACTCTTCATTGATTAAGTCCGCTAGTTCTGCACTGATAGATCTAAGGCTTTGACCTCTTTCAACATCTAATGAGTGTGTATAAGTTTTAAATCGAGACAGCTGCTCTTGCCAGTCAGCTGCTCTTGGTTTTTGCAATAAACCTATAATGCCGTTAACACTGTTAACTGTTAACTCAGGGCTACGAGAGTTTAAGTAAGTATTTTTGTATTCTATTAAATCATTTGCTACCTTGTTCCTAATGCTGTCTGGTAGAATTGTTACAGACAGATGAACAGGATGTACATTTATTAAGAAGTCAACGAATATACTTTTCTTATATTTGGAATTAAGCTGATCAACCCATTTTAATGTATCAACAAGATTAAACACATTATACACCTGTACTGTGGGAGTTATTCCTAAATGAACATTAGGCATTTGTGCTAATGTTTCTACATTCCCATTAATCTGTTCCCAATGGCTAGGACTCCTAATATAATCGTTCACACTACCTACACCGTCAATGCTGGCATTGATATTAACTCTGCCAAACTGTCCGATTAGACTAGTGAACTTCTTGTTTACATTAGTGCAGTTAGTGTTAAAGAACAATACAATGTCTCTGCGACCTTTACGGATACATTCTTCCATAAATTTAAAGTTGTTCTGAATGAGTGTAGGCTCTCCTCCAGTCATGTAAACTTTCTTTAAAGAAGGAATAAGATCAATGATTTGATCCCACAAGAAATCTCTTTCAAACCAGGATTGAACTTCATTAATTCGTTTGTCAAAGAAACCAAAACTCTTTGCCCATACTGCTTTATATTCCGGATCTTTCTTTTCTAATTCTATATGCTCTTTAGCAATCTGACTACTGTTGAAAGGACTACACATTCTACATTTTAGATTACACAAATTACCTAGTCGTAAATCTAAGTAAGCAAGACTGTAATCAAGTTCGCCACCAGTTAACACTGCTTTGTCAACTAGATCAAACATATGCTTATCTCCTAGTTTGTTACTCCATTCAGAATTAGCATACTGACGGTTGCTGGTGCGGCCGCTGCTTTCTTGTAAGTAGCAGACATTACATCCTACTAATTTATTGCCAGATATCATCTCTGTTCTAATAAACTTCATTTCATTAGAATTCCATGAATCAGACAATTTTTCATTTATGGTAAGTACTTTTCCGTTAGCATCTTTTAGCCTGTGTGTATTGCGTTGCATAAGACAGCAGGGCTGTACGGTTGCGTCTGTATTAACTACCATACTAACAAAGGGTATAGCACAGAAGGTAGGCATTATCTGCTCTATATCTTTTTCAAATTTGTTCATTGAATTTCTCTTTTAACCATGTACGGTTGTTTATTAATCGTAACGCAGAAGAGTTTGATCTATGCTCTTCTCCGTATTGTTTACCTGCTGTTGCTCCAAGGATTGCAAACTCGCCAAAGTCTCCCGACGCCACACTGCACCAAGTGTCTAATCTAAGCGTAGTTTCATCATCTATCTGATTCTTAATAGTGCCGGCGGCAAGTTTAGCACATTCTCTAAATGCACTACGCCATGTGCTAAAAGGATCAGTGTTGAATGCAGTAATGTTGCTAACTCGTTTCATCACTTTTAATTTTGTACCTAATCCAGTAGTCAAGTCAACATTCCATGTCTGTGCATCTAGCAATAGTTTTCTAGGAAATAATTTTACACCCCCATATCCGTATTCTAAACCGTTAACTGCGTTACGGCTAGGCCAAACATGCACACACTCTCTATTGAATATGTTTGGCTGATAATTGAAATGCCAATCATCTAACAAATCTGCATCACCGTCTACTACCCAAAACATATCAGTCTGTGCTAGTTCGGCTGCTGCCTTGTGTGCTTCAAATATTCCGTTGACTCCGTGTACTCGTTGTGCAAAAGGAACTCGATTTAATACTTTATTCCAATTAGCATCTGCATTAGATTCGTCATAGCTTATAAACACTACATCAAGTTCGTCAAGGATCTCAGGAGTAACATATCCCATATCCTTAATGCCCATAGGATGCTCACACGCACGTATTTTCTTAACCCAAATCTTATCTCCGGGAAAGTACTTAGGATCTAGATACCATACATGCTCTAAATTATAATCCTCTGGTTCAATTGATTGTGTAATTGGTTTGAACAAGTTGACGGGAATATCAGGATTAAACTCTTCTGCTAGATCGAACTCATTTACCTTTGCAACTTTAAAGTCACACTCAATTACCCGCCATCCATCAGCAGGAGTCCATGTGCCTTTAAACTTTTTAGCAATCCATTTGTCCTTCTTGGTCCACATGATACAATGATCTGCTGATAAGTCAGTATTGACATAGTCTAGTATCCAATCATCAAATATAGGGTTGACAATAATAAATTCATCGAATCCCTGGCCTAGTTGATGCAGCCGTTGGTCATAAGTGGCAGGATCATCCTTCCATGCAACTGACTGTACTTTATCTTTGTCTATTATAATCATAAATCCCAGGTAACTTCTCGTTCGGTAAGTGCGGTGTTTGTCCTAGAGGGATTGATCCAAACTTCTTTAAAGAACTTGCTCTGCGTAGCATCTAAGTCTGCAACTGGTAAATTCAATTTAGATCGTAAGTCGTTGCCGAGAGTGACACTACTAGATTGTAACATCTCCTCAGACAAATTAGCAACATTATTATTAAAGTATTCTGTTAGGTATTCAAAATCTCTAACCTGTATATAGTCCCAATCAGTGCAATTGGTCATATAGCAGCCTAGTCTTGCACCGTGAATAGCCCAAATTCCGTTTGCTACATCTTGTCCTACCGAACACCACATTATCAATCTACGATAGTTTCTATCTCCTAGTTGACGTTTTGGATGTAACAGCTCTTGTTGTAGTCCTCGATTGAGTGTCATCTTAACTCCTTCACGGAAACCTGCACGCCATGCTTGTAATGAGCTAGCATTATTATGCACAGTAGAATAGCAGTCAGCCATTTGCACATAATTGTCTTGCCAGCAGAAGTCTACTTGGTTAGTGCCTGTGTCTGCATCTTCGTGTGTTCGCATATTCAACACGAAGTCCTTAGTCCAGCATTTCAATCCACCATTGCCATAGACTAATCC